AATAAGCTCTTTTCCCATTTCTCGAAGGTTTTAGGCCTTCTTGTTACTATTGGTCTTTGTAAAGCCACTGATGTTACTTTTATGGTTAAAGATTATAAGATTTGGGAACCTGATTTCAAAGTTATACATGGTAGTGCTATCGATATTGCTGATGCAGCACTTCAGAGTGTTGTATTTTTTGTCGAAAGTATTTCCTTGTGTTACCAACACAAATCTCTTCGGCCACTTCTTGCAAATGATCGTGCAGCCCTCGAAATTGATGAGGAATATGCAACCATCGTTTTATGGTGGGATTTAGTCAAGAATGGAAATTTGATGAGAGTTGCCGGAGTTTCCGACGCCGAATTTGATAGGCGTCTCGAAGCTTTGTGCTCTAAATTGCGTAACTTGTTATCTATTAAGACCAATTTCGAAAAGAAGTTGGTTCAAGACAAGTTTATGCGATTGCTCAAAGTCAAGAATGACTATATTACTATGAAAATTAGTAGTGGTGTCCGACGAGCTCCATTTACAATTGAGTTGTGTGGCCAAAGTAGTCAAGGAAAGACTACTTGTGCCGATCAGTTGATTGATGCACTTTTGACGAGTGCCGGTTACCCAACTGGCAAAGAATATCGTGCATCTTATAACGCATCTGACAAGTACATGTCTACATGGACTTCTGATAAATTGGTTTTGACTATCGATGACATGGCAAACGATAAAAGTAGCTTCGTTGAGAGGCCACCTACTCGTGTCATGATTGATGTTTGTAATAATCAACCCTACTATGCCAATATGGCTGATTTAGATAGTAAGGGTAAGATTTTTGTCGAGCCTGTCCTCTGCGTTGTGAATACTAACGTGAAAGACCTTGATGCTTACACATATTCAAATTGTCCTTATTCGATCCAACGTCGACCAGTTGCTGTTATCACAGTTGTGGCTAAACCTGAATTTCAATATATTGTTGATGGTAGGCCACAGGGTATTGATTCTGCAAAAGTTGTGGCACATTATCTAGAAACTGGGAGTAATCCCACTTTTGATGATTTGTGGCTTTTGACCGTCGAAAAGGCTGTTCAACCTGATGAACTACGATGCGTGGCGAAATATAAGCCTGTTTTGTATCGTGGTGAACCTATGGTTAATGTGCCTTTCCGTCGTGTAGTTCAATATTTGATTGAAGAATTTGAAACACATTCACTTGCGCAAGACGACATTTTGGAACGTATGAAAAAACGTTCTGATAGAGTTCGAACTTGCGGAGTGGATGGTTGTAGACAGATTCATGGTTATTGTGATAAGCACGAAATGGAGCAACAATTTGGCGAAAGTATTGCGACAGCGTACAACGATTCTATAAATATGGTCGTTAAACGTGTCAAGAAAGATTTTCTTGGTCTTGAAACTATTGCCGAAAATGCATGTGTTCTCGCTTTGTTAGGCGCTGCGAGGAGTTTTACCAAACACTGGGATTGGGTTACTTGCATACCAACCCCATGGCTTCAACATGAGAGAGTTGTTCAATGTTTAATGTTCATAAATAAGAGTAAGTTGAAGAGGCGTTATGGTCTCAACACTTTTTCTCTGTGGACGTTGACTGCATCCTTGTTTTATGCTTTGATTTTCTATGAAGATTACATACCAAACACTATTCTCTTCTTTTCACTCTTGCTATTGCTTCTTGTTTCTTTAACAGTACAAAAGTATATGGCGGAGATTGTCATAGGAGAGTTTCAAAGTGAATTGGTTGATCGCAACACAATTGAACCTATGTTGACGGAAATACGTGACACCCATGTTAGCAATATTTGCAAAGCAGTTGGTGTCATTGGAATTCTGTACACATTGTCAAAAATGTATCGATCTTGGAAATCAATGAAAATCCAAGGTTCCCTTGAACCAACTACTCAAGTTGAAGTCGACAAAAGAGATATGGAGAAAGACGTGTGGATACCTGTGTCAACTCGCGAATTACCAGTTCGCACTGATGCTAAAACCACTACTCCTCATCAATTGTCTGATTTGGTTTCGAAGAATTTAGTTTATGGCACTGTTACATCTGGTGGTAAGAATTATATGGTGAATGGGCTTTTTATAACATCTAATGTTGTA